ATGACAGCTGGGGCAGCCGGTGGCCGAAGGTCTCGAGCGCCAGATCCTCGAAGACGACATAGGCCACACCGCGATAGGCCGGGGCTTGCCCAGCGCCTTCCTTCGCCTCGATGAACGGGTCTGGCAACTGGGTCTCAGACCCAAGATGAACCCGGATCACGGCGCCCGGCACATCGAAGGGTTTGCCATCGGCCCAGATGCGGCAGACGCCGCCGATCGGCCCTTCGCAGAGCGCCACGGCAAAGGAGGCGTAGTAGCGATAGCCCTCGGTCACGACCTTGGGCCCACCACCTTTGCCGCCACCTTGGGTCTGGCGGAACTGCTCCTCGCGGAAATCCGTGGCCCAGATGATGTTTCCGCCAAGCCGCATTGTGCCGTAGAGCCGAGGGATCACGGCACCTTCGGTGGCCGAGGTCAAGCGGAGGTCATCGAGCTTCGCGCCCTCGATGCGCTGGTCGGGCGCGAGCGAGCCGATGATCAGGCTGTCGATGACGGAGCCTGCAAAGGAGCCAATAGCGCCGCCGATCGTGGCTGCGCTGAAGCCGAGAAACGCACCACCGAAGGCGCTGCCGATTGCGGAACCGGCGGCGGCGAGGAGCATGGTTGCCATGGGATCAGCCTGGAAAGAGAAAAGCCGCCACGGCGCGTCGGCGCCAGGGCAGGGTGAAGGGTTCGCGGGTGACGCCGGTGGTCTCGCGGGCGTGGATCAGGGCCGGTTGATCGTCAGGGCCAGACACGAGGATGCCGCAGTGCTTGGCCGGGCCGTTTGCCACCATGCGGAAGAGGATCAGCGCGCCGGGTTCGGCCGTGCCCACCGGCACTTCCATCAGGAACGCCCGGGCGGCCTCCCACATCACTTCGCGCCCGCTGCTCTCGCCCCAGTCGCGGGTGTAGGGTGGCGGGGTGACGGGTTCCGCCCCATGCAGATCGCGCCAGATGCCACGGGCAAGCCCGAGGCAATCGGTGCCGAGACCCCGCGTGGAGGCCTGATGCAGATAGGGCGTGCCGAGCCAGCGTTCCGCGATCGCCACCACGCGGGCGAGATCGGCCGGGGCGCGGGTCTCAGCCATCGGCAAGCGGGCGCAAGGGGGCGCCGGAGTTCGCATCGGTCTCGTTCGGGTAACGTGTCACCAGATCGTCGCCGGGGATCGAGGGGAAGCCGCGGAAGTTGATCGCATTGCCGAACCGATCGCGGCAGGTGGCGTGGCGCTTGTCGCAGCCTGCGGTGATCGCAAAGGCGTCGCCCGGCGCGATCGGGCGCACCGGCGCCTCGATCAGGGTGATCGTGGCCGTGCCACTGGCGAGGGTATGGCTTGCCACCTCCGCCCGCCGCCCGGCATTGGCGCCGGAGGTCCATTCCACCACCCCGAAGTCGAACCAGCCCGAGGCAAAGGCCCCGAGGCCGGTTGCCACGGTAAGCCGCCGGTCGCCGATCGTGGCCGTGACCGACCCCATGCCCCGATAGAGGGGCCCCGACAGGTTCACCCCGCAGCGGGCATCGCCCAGCGTCGCGTCGCAGAAGTACTGGAAGGTTCGGCCGACAGGCTGGTTCAAGAGATGCGCCAGCGCCCGCACTTCGGCGGTGAAGGCGTGCCGCCCCCGCCTGATCTCGCCGATGCTGCCGCGGCGCATCAGCACGCGCTGGCTGACCGCTTGCCAGTTCACGAGCCAAACCTCGACTGCGGCATTGTCCCAAAGCCCGTCGGCGATGTCGGTCTCGGTGATGCGGTCTGACCTGAGAGCGCCTTGCACGTCCTGAGCGTCAACCGACAGATCGCCCAGGCTTCTGATCTCGCTGGCGGCAAAGCCGGTCTCGGGTTCGAAACTGGTGCCTGCGAAGGCCAGCACCCGGTCATGATCGGTGAAACCGAAGACCGCGCCATCGCGGCGTTGCAGCCGCCAACACCAAGCGAGTGTGGTGGTTCCTTCGTCCAAATGCGCCTGAAATCCTGCGGGCAGGGTCTTCATGGGGTGCGATCCTGTTGTTCGAGGCGGCCGACGGCGGCGCCGATGCGGGCGATGTTCTCGTCGAGGCGGATCATCCGCTCTTCGATTACGGCGATGGCGCGCAGCGCCTCGGCCACGTCGCGGATTTGCTCTGGGCGGATCATGGCCAGATCGTCGAGCTGCCGTTCGAGCATGGCGACGCGGGTGTTGATGATCCCGGCCCACCAGATCGCGGCCCCGCCTTGGGCGGAAAGGGCCAGCGCGAGACTGACATAGGCCACATAGCCCATGGTGTTGCGGTCTTTGGGTGGGGTCATCGGCGCACCTCGATCAGGGGAATGGAGGGGATGGAGCCGGTGCGTTCGATGTCGAGCGTGACCGGCAACTCGTCGGTGTCGAAACGCACCGGCACGTCGAATTCGAACCCGGCACGGATTACAGCGCCGGTGGTCGGGGATACAGCGAAAGTGACAATCCCGGTCGTCGTGTTGACCGACCAGCCGGACCCTTGCGCCACCCCGTTCAGCGAAACGGTGACGGTGCCTGCCACGGGCTTGATGATCGCCCGCGCCCACGATTGCGCGCCGGAGGTATAGGTCTTCACCAGCTGAAACACCGTCGTGCTGCCGTTCCCGGTGCCGATGATCTGGTCGGTCGGGGCGGGGGCAGCCGATGGCTGGCAGGACTTGTAGTCTGACCAATCCTTGAACCGGAACGCGTGCAGGCGGCCATTGCGGGCCTCGAAGAAGGCCACGACCGCGGCCAGATCATCGGCCCGGCGCACGCCATAGGAGACGTCATAGCGGCGGCGCGAGTTTGCCCAGGAGGCGTTGCGTTCTTCGTCGCCCGAGGCCAGTTCGACAATCCGGGTGCGCCGTTCCGGCCCGCCCTTCGCGCCCCGGCTGATGCTGTCGGGAAACCTGATCTCGTGAAACGCCATTCAGCTGCTCCTTCGGCCATAGGCCACGGCCCGGGCGATGTCGGAGGCGACTTGCGCGCGGGAGGCGCGGAAGCTTTCGGCGTCGCGGGCATAGATGTTGACGGTGGTGCCCGCCCCGCCTTCCCAGGCGCGGGTCTCGGCACGGTTCAGGACGCGTTCGCCGCGCAGAAGGACGGCCGCATATTCGTCGGACCCGAGGCCCATCCCACCGCCATTGTGAAACCGCGGGGCGGCGGCAAATGCGGCGGCGGGGATCATTATGCTGGAAGGCCCCGGCACCCGGCCGCCCGAGTGATAGACCCCTGCCGAAATCGATCCGCCACCGATACCGCCCAGTACCCCGCCCAGCGCCGAGGCGAGAGGGCCGAAGACGAAGCGGCGGAAAGCGATCTTCGCCAGATCGGCGATGATCGACGTCGCCAAACTGCTGAAGTCCAGCTTCCCCGTCCGAACGAACTCGGCGACGGCCTCCTCCCCGGCGCGGAAGGCCGATGTGATCGCCTCGCCCACGCTGCCGCCCCAGTTTGCGGCCTCGGCGGCATAGGTGGAGAGCGCCTCGCTGACGGCTGCCCAGCCGGTCGCCGCGACATCCGCTGCGGCGGCGACTTCCTCGGCCGTTTGCAGGGGGCCGCCGCCAGCGCCCGCACCCCCGGCGGCTGGATCGTCGGGCGTGACCGAGATTTGCAGGGCACGATCGCGGACGTCGTTGAAGTATTCCGAGAGGGGCGAGCCCGAGACGATGCCGCGGATTTGCGCCGCCAGCGCGGCACGGCGTTCAGCATCCCGCGCCGCGTAAGGGTTCGCCACGCTGTCGATGCGGAAGGTTGCCGGGTCCAAAGTAGATAGGGCGGGATCAAGGCCGACGGCCTCAAGCGCCGCATTCGCCGCCTCGGCCAAGGCGTTGATCCCCGCCAGCGCCTTCTCGATCATCCAGTTGACGGCATCGATTACCGCGTTCGCGGCGCCGACCGCGAGGGCCCCGACCGCATCGGGTACGCCCTGGACGGCATAGGTGGCGCCCGCGGCCGCGACCTTGAAGGCATTGATGACGAGGTCGCCCATCCAGATCACGCCATCGACAATCCGCTCCCAGGCCCAATCGGCCCAGGCGACGGCATTGTCCCACCAGCCGCGGATCGTATCGAAGACGGGCTTGCCGATCTGGTAGACGTTCTCTGCAAAGACCTGCCAAGCGGCCCGGGCGACGTCCGTAAAGCTGACCTGCGCACCGGTGGTCTCGTTGATCTCGTTGCGCATTCCAGCAATCGCGGCCGAGCCCAGCGCCACGGCGGCCGTCACCAGCGGGAAGCGCCCGGCGACTTGTAGCACCCCCTGGCCAAGGGTGCGCGCCATACCGCCTAGATCGCGGAACAGCGCCCCGACGCCACCATTTCCAAACCCATAAATCTGCGAAATCTGGCTGCCTTGCTGCGCCATGACCATAAAGGGGTTCATGCCGCCT